CGCTAACGACGACTAATGAAAAAACTTGCCCTTGCCTCTCTGCTGCTATTGTCCGCTGCAGCACCCGCTAATGCACTCACCTGGAAGGAATTCTGGGAGCCGTTTGAGGGGCATGGGCATTACCATTCGCACCACTATTATTATGAAGCACCTCCTAGGAGGCGCATGTGTGAGGTGCAAGTAACCCGACGTGTTTGGGTCCCTGGTCGTTGGTTAGGGCACTACGAATACGTCGAAGGTTACTGGGAGAAGCAGACCCGTCTCAAGTATAGACCCTGTAGACGCTAACCCATATATTATTTCACTTTCTGTTCCCAGGAAGGTCGAAAAAAAATTCGGGGTATTTTTTCGCCCACAGGGTTTTTCGGTATTTTTACTATGACACACTACAAACCTTATTCGCCTGAATGGCACAGATACCGTTATTTGGCGGAAGCGTTAAATCAGTATCTGGACGACTATGTTGAAAATGACGTAATTGTTGAAGATATCCAAAGTATCCTTAATTCGCGATCTGAGGCATCTTATGCCGATTTCAACAAAGTCTCTGAATTAGAGTCCAAATTGCGTAAATGATCCTATGCTCTCAACCGCTTATCGACTCCGTTTGGAGTCCATTTGCAGATGCATTGCAAATAAAGAAACTGTCCCTATCGAGGACATGATCTGGGCAGAGAAACTTGCCAAACGCCATACAACTGCTAGGGACTGGTTAAACAAAGCACGTCGTCAAGCATCTCAAGACATTGAGGAGGGTAGTATGGATGATTTTATGAATAGGATGGGATTAGGAGACCCCGACCCATCCAATTATAGGACGGGGTTTGATGGTGCTGAAGACATTAAAGATTGGTTTATGAGGGAGAAACCCGATGACTGGCGACAACGTGACTAATCGCAATATAGCGAATAACCTTCTAGAGAAGGTTGGTGAATTATTGGATGGAAAGGTGGAGCATGTCATGTGCTCCGATAAGCGTACAACACACGAAAAAATTGTCATTACCTACAATCACAAGGAGAAGTAATGGTAGTACCTCAGACAGCAGTAATTTATAGTAATGGATCACAAGAATGCGAAAGAGCAGCACAACTGCTAAAAGCACTAGATGGTGAATATCTCGAATATCGCCTAGATCAACATTTTGACCAAAAAGCATTTGAAAACGAATTTGGTCCAGAAGCACAATACCCACAAATCGCGCTAGGAGCACGACATGTGGGCGATTTGAAAGAATTGCTACATGTAGCGAAAGATAGAGGACTTATTTAATATCCCCCACCACCACTATAAGACCCTCCGCTGGATGTGCCACCGCCAGAGCTCTGACCACTAGAAGATCCAGCGGATCCATATTGGTTGATCACGGTTTCGGTCATCGTGCCAGCGGTTTCAGTAGTAGCGGTAGTATTACCTGTTGTAACTGCAACGGTGCTACCATCAGCAAGCACATCACCTTCAGAGATAGTAGGATCACTAGATCCAAAGTTTCTGGAGGTGTATTCTGCTGTAGCAGCAAATTGAATCGAGGATAGTTGTCCAACCAGAGTCTGGTATGTTGGTTTAACGCTAGTAAATGCCTCGGCAACAACACTGACGGTCTTCTTAACGCCTGTAAGAGGATCAACCTCATTAGAAGGCAAGTATTCAACCAGTTTCTCAAACTCTTCAACGAATGAATCAATATACTGAGGTTTCAGGACATGAATACCTCTCTTATAGTCATTCAGTTTCATCTCATAGTCATAGTTAGAGACAGGTCTTACTAATTCTTCTCTAGGAACTACACTGCCATCAGGTCGTGAGTATTGGAAGTTTTCTGGGACCTCAAATCCATCTCTCAGGATTACATCACCCTGTTGGTTTTTAATTTCCTGTGTTACCCAATGATGGATGCTTTCTACATGATCAGCACCATACTTGCGGACCATGTAGTTATACATCTCCTGCTCAGACATAGGCCATTCATCATAAATGTTGATGATGTTGTTGGTAATGAGTATGACCCAATCGTAACTGGTATCACCATACAACTTATCAGCAATTTGATCAGGTCTCTCGTTATTTTGAATGAGGTATTTCTCAAATCCAAGAATTACATCACTCAAATCATCGCGGATCTTGATACGACGGAAGAGATTCTTTGCCTGGACATAAGGATCATTGTTACCAGTGCGATAACTGGATGTCCTTACGAATACATCAGGTAAGTATGAGAAATAATTTGCCATTAGTCTTCAAAGTCGGCGCGTGTGCGGTATTTGGTCTCTTGGAAAGTGAGAGTCATGTTATAGACAGCGAAACCAAAGTCTGCACCATCCATGCCAGGAATTTGTGTGCGGATTGCAGTAGAATCACCGAAATCAACACTCATGTCTTGTAAAACCATTCTATAAGGGAAACGCAGCAGTTGCTGCATATATCCACCTTTACCATTGATCTTACCTTTGTTGATCTCTTCCTCGTCTCCTTTACTGGTGTATCTAACGATTTCTGCCTTAAATTTATCGGGAATCAGCAACCAGTCGTTTTTCTTCTCTGGGTGCATTGATTGTCTAAGACTACTGATGATTTCATAGATCACCTGCACATCTTCAGCACTTTTAGGCACAAAGGTAAACTTGAAACTGTGAGTAATGAATTTAAGACCTTTGAAGAGCATTTCTTCATAAGGGTTAAACACTTTACCCTGTGTTATTTGAGAGAGATCGTTAGCATCAAGATTCATACCATAAGGTGACACTTCACCCACCAGGGTGTTGATTGCAGTAGCACCAAGTTTGAAACCAAGAGCGGGTTTTGCTGCTTTTGCTGCAGCAGAGAGGTTATTACCAAATTCTTCACCCTCAAGAGATCCACCACTTTGCACCACGCTAGCAGCAGCATTTGCTACTGCATTACCAACTGCACCAAGGTTTTTACCCTCATACTGAGCAGAATACTTCTCATTCATGCCAGGGGGAAGATATAAGTAAAGACTCTTCTTTATACCGCCACTACCCTTATCCTGATTCTTGTCACCCCTCTTTTGGTGTTTATAAATATCTAATTTAAGGTAGTCTATAACTTCCGTTGGAAACGAGGCAGCGTCTCTAACAGACTTTCTGCTACTACCATTCGTCCCTAACGGTTTGACCCTTGGAAATACTAAAGTTTTTGACATGAGTTATTCGGGTAAATTCAGACCATCAAATAGACATAAGTATAAGGGTGATCCCACGAATATTATTTATAGGAGTTTGTGGGAAAGAAAGTTTATGGTCTGGTGTGATAAGAATGTAAACGTATTGGAGTGGGGTAGTGAAGAAATCGTTATTCCATACATCAGTCCTGTTGACGGTCGGATTCATCGCTATTTTCCCGATTTCTACGTCAGAGCACGAACAAGGAGTGGAGGGACTCAGAAATTCATTATCGAGGTTAAACCGAAGATACAGTGTGCGCCCCCTAAACGCCCAAAGAGGCAAACTAAAAAGTACATAACTGAGGTGAAGACTTACGGTGTCAACCAAGCAAAATGGAAGGCAGCAAGAGAATACTGTAAGGATCGTCGTATGGAATTCCTAATTCTCACAGAAAAAGAGTTAAACGTATGAGCATCTTCACTGATGTCAAAGATCTTGCAGAAGGCAAGTCACAATCAAAGGAATGGTATCGCAGTCAACTGCAATACGGTCTGGAGCCATATGAAGGCACCTTTGAGGTCGGTGATGTCATTTTCTTTGCATACTCTGCAGCGACTGAGAAACTGCAGTTTTACGATAGATTCCCAATGGTGAAGATATCCGACAAGGATGATCCAAACATGCAATTCTCAGGTGGTAACTTGCATTATCTACAACCATCAGCAAGAAAGACAATCGCTGCACAGTGGTCTATGGGCAGTCCCGCGTATCCTGCCCGTTGCCATCATAAATACTTTATGTCTAATGCTACCAACATCTACACTGTTAAACCGATTGATCTGCAGGATATGACTCCACTGCCTATTGAGCAGTTCTTATTTAATGCAGCAGGTCGCTGGATCGAGGTCCCTAGCAGTCACATCTGGAGTCGAGTTTAATGAGTTACAGAAATCCCAATAGTTTTCTCCGATTTGCTGATCTAGTAGCAAGTGGTGAGAAGGATATTGCAAAGTCAAATCTATTTTCGGTAGAGATCACTCTCCCACCGATGTTATATGCTACTGGCAGAGCACCCAACTATCGGGAGCATTACGAATCCATCAATTACTTCGCTGATAGTGTAACTATTCCTGCTAGAAGGATTAAGACGCAATCAGTTAAGACTGTTGGTATGCCATATGATTATGCATATGGTCAGCAAAAGCAAGAAGTAAGAATGTCCTTCATCATGACAAAGGACATGTATCATCGTCAATTCTTTGAGAATTGGATGAATCTCACTGCTAGCGATGCTGAAAACAGAGTTACATTCTACGACGAGTACACAGCAGACATTCAGATCCTGAAATGGGAGAATGGCGCTAACGTTGTATATAAAGGGTCTAATAATTTTAACGGAAGACGAGTTAACTTTGAGCAGAGGATGAATAGATCCACTGCAGTCTGGCAGATGTATGGTGCATATCCGTTTGATATCTCAGCGATGTCTCTCAACAATGGACCAGCAGATCTGCTGAAGATTGATGTTGACTTTAAGTATGAGAGATTTAGATTTGACACAGTGGCAGAGGATATACTATCCTTTAGTCCTAATGCTAATGATAAGGTTATTCGTAACTTTGATGAGATCTTTACCCGTCTCGGTTTTGCAACCTCTCAAGCAGATTCATCCTTCTTTGGCACCTAAATAAATTTAATAGTTATGGAGCATTATGCCTTTACCTAAGCTCGCTATCCCCGAGTATGATCTGAAGTTGCCTATCACTGGCACTAAAGTTACCTATAGACCTTTCCTTGTAAAAGAGGAGAAACTGCTCTATCTCGCTATGGAGTCGCAAGACGACAAGCAGATGATCAAAGCAGTTAAGACTATCATCAGAAACTGCACCAACCTTAAGGGTAAGGTGGAAGATCTCGCAACCTTTGAGATCGAATACATCTTCCTTCGCATTCGTGCTACTGCTGTTGGTGAAGCAAGTGAATTCAAAATCACCTGCCCTGATGACAATGAGACCCAGGTCGAAGTGATGGTCCCATTGAATGAAGTTGAGGTTGTTATTCCTGCTGACCATGAGAAGAAAATTCTTCTCGATGATGAAGTGGGTGTGGTCATGAAGTATCCTTCGATTGATGTATTCATCAGTCAAAACATGTCGGATAATCCTAATATCGAAGATATCTTCGAGTTGGCAGCAGGTTGTATTGAAAGTGTTTACGATAAGGAAGAAGTCTATGACAGCTTCACTAAGCAGGAAGCACTAGATTTCCTTGAAAATCTGAATTCTGAGCAATTTGCTAAGGTCCAGAAATTCTTTGAGACTATGCCTAAACTGTCATACACACTTGAGGTTACTAACCCTAACACTAAGGTTACATCTGATGTTGTGCTTGAAGGACTTGCAAGTTTTTTCGCATAGCCCTACTGCACGACAGTCTTGAAAACTACTACAAAACAAACTTTGCCTTAATGCAGCACCACAAGTATTCACTAACCGAGTTAGAGAATATGATACCGTGGGAACGTGATGTATATGTGAATCTTCTCCTCGCACACATTGCTGAGGAAGAAAGAAGGCAACAACAAGATCAATCACGCATGTCCCTCTAATGGCAGCAATCCGTAGTTTCGTAAAAATTCAACCGATAACTGGTAAGTCAGGTATCGCTCAAAACATGGATCAGGTGCGTAAGAGCATCAATCGCATGGGGAGCGTAACAGATGGCATTGCCAAGAGTTTGTATGACACTACTGAGCTTCTGAAGTTTGAAACTGAGTATCTTTCAGACTATTCTAAGACTGAGGTCACTGACAGCAAGAGGGAAGATAAGAAGAAAAAGACCAAGTGGACTAAATCCATGCGGGATTTCAGAAGGACTTTCCGAAAGAAGAAACGTGATCGATTAGAAGAAGAGGCAGAGAAGGGCGTAGAGGAAGGCAAGGAAGAAGGCAGGAAGGCAGTAGAGAAGCAGAAACCCAAACTAACCATGTTTGGTAAGTTTCTTAATGGTCTTGCCAAAGTCTTCAAATATATGATCATATTTGCAGCATTGACGTGGTTGGAAAATCCACAGAATGCTCAAAATGCTGTAAAGGTATTCAAGGTATTATTTACATTAGGTAAGTTTGCATTCCAAGTTACCAAATTTGGGGTTGGTCTGTTACTTGATGGACTGACTAATGTTATTGGTAATTTTCAGGAAGAAGGTGCTATCAGACGTGCATTCCGAGGTATAATCGGAGTTGTACAGATGATGGGTGGTCTTGCTGCGCTTAGGACAGCACAGTATATGATCATGCCTTGGAAGTTGATGAAGGACGTTAATCGTCTGAGAATGATCTTCCAGATGTCCAACCAGCAGTCTGCAGAGCAGGATGCTAACCAGAAGGTAAGAAAGAGCGGGTATAGAGATAAGAAGACTGGAGTTATATACTCCAAAGAAGAATACGAGGCAATGAAGAAGTCTGCCGCTAAGGCAGACCGCAAGAGTCCTGGTGCTCAGAAAGCATTTGAGGACAGATTTGGTAAAGAGAGTCGTTTCTCTAAATTCAAAGGTAAAGCATCTGCAGCACGCAAAAGATTTGGTGCTGGTGCTAACAAAGCATTTGGTAAGCTCGGCGGTAAGTTAAACGTCGGCATGAGCGTCGTAGGTGGCGCTGGTAGGATTGCAGCAGGTCTTGCAAGCGGTGAGAAGGCATCCTCTGCTATTGGTGCTGGTGTCGGTCAAGGTGTTGGTGGTCTGGTTGGCGGTATTGCTGGCACAGCACTCCTAGGACCCTTCCTAGGACCATTTGCACCTATCGTTGGTAATGCAATCGGTAGTTTCTTAGGTGAGTGGGTAGGTAAAGAGTTAGGTCCAATCATGGAGCCTATCTTTGGACCTATCGGTCGAGCATTTAAGATGATGTTTAAGGTGGTTAAGTCCGTATTCGGACCCATCTTCCAGAAACTTGCTGAGCCTCTGGGGTTGATCTTCCAGTTGATAGGGGAGCTCGGCAAAGTCCTTATGGGTGCTGCCAAGATTCTTGGCGACTTTATTGGATTCATCTTCGGTGGATTGATGGATGCCATTAAGGGCACTGTACAGTTTGTCGTCAACAACGCCAAGCGTCTGATGGATCCTGCCTCTGTGGGTAAGGGTGTCTTAGATGCTCTGACATTCAACCTATTTGACTTCGACGGAGAGAATAAGAAGGCAGCAGGTGGTCCTGTAGGAAGGGCAGCAGGTGGACCAGCGCAGTTTGGTAGTCATCCTGACATGATTGCTGCTACGGGTGGCATCTACCTCAAGGCAATCGTAGGAAGTTTTGGTGCATTTGGATTTGTTGGTAACAAGGTAAAATCTGTCCTAGCATCTGATATCCAGAAAATTGGTAGTGCATTTGGTGTCAGTGTTGGGACAGGTGCTGGTACAGCAGGTGGTGTAAGTAATAGCGTATCCTTCCAAGCAACTCAGACTGAAAAGAAAAAGGTTGAGGCAGCTAAGAATCTCACCTATAAAGAAAACATTTACAATGCGATTGATAAGGGATTAAATAAAGTCCTAATCGATGGTATCAAGATCTTTAATCCTGCATATGCTAAAGAAGCTGAGCAGCAGAGACAGCAAAGAGTTAGTGGTGGTGGTCAGACTCCCCAAAGTGGTAATAATGCATCGGTAGGAAGTTTCTCTGGTGATGCAAATAGTGGTAGCGTCCAGAAAAAGGGCGTAAGTATTGCTAAGAATTTCCAAAAAGAATTAGGCATTACTAAGCAAGCGGCCGCGGCAATCGCTGGTAACTTTGCACATGAATCTGCAGGGTTTATTCCTGGTATTAGAGAAGGTGGACCCTTCGGACAAAACTCAGCACCTTGGCCTAGGGGCACAGTTGGTAAGGGATATGGTTGGGCACAGTGGACAAACGCTGCACCTGGAGATAGATACGATAAGTTTATTCAATCATATGGCGGTGACTATTCCAAGATCCCAACAAATGAGGATAACTGGAGGTTTGCTGTCCAAGAGATGAAGGGTCCTGAGCCATTGGGCTCAGAATTCTCCAACATGACTGATGTTGCTGCAGCAGCAGTTTGGTTTAGGAAGTATTGGGAGCGTGCAGGTGTCCATCATGATGGACCTAGAATTCAATATGCTCAGCAATTCCTGAAGGAGATGGATGCTGGTGGTGAAGTAGATAAGTATGGTATGCCTAAAGATCCTGGCATGATGAGGCGTCTGAAGAAGTCTCGCAAGAATATGAAGAAGGGTCTCAGCAAAATGGCAGCTGGTGGTCAATTAGATAAACTTGACTTTGCTAAAGGTGCAAAAAGTGCAGACACTGCACGAGGAATGTGTGTTGCTGGTGTTATCTACACTGCTGAAGCAAATGGAGCCCTTATTGGAGCACCTGAAGTATCTGGTGGTGTAGATCCAAACAACCATCCAAGAGGTTTGATGGCATGGGCAATCAAAAAAGGATACGGATCTGTACCTGGCACAGGAGGCAGGGCAAGAAACATTAAAGGTCCCTTTGGTGAATTTGGCGTAACCTCCATGACGGAGAGTGAGTGGGGAGATGCTGTAGTTGATGGTAAGATTCCTAGTGGAGCTCTGATCTTTAACACTAGACATGGTTGGGATTGGAATGGTGGATCTAGCGGTAATGATGCTGCTATTGCTCAAGATGGCGGTGCAAAACTTTGGAGTGGTCACTGGCAATATAATTTCCAACATAAAGGGAAAACAGTTGGTGCTGTCTATAGTGATGTAAAAGAGATTGTTGCACTTACACACCCCCAAGGCAATAATCAGGCACATGATGGGTTAACATCACCATCGATGGATGGCAATCAGAGCGGAGCAGGATCTGGTAACTCACAAACAGAGCCAGCAAAACCTGCAAAACCAAAGACTGCAGCAGAAATGCTGGCAGCGTTTGAAAAAGGACTCAAAACCGCACTTACAACACTCAGCACTAATATCTCAGGTGGTGGTGCCAGTGAGTCTGATGCACAAGCAGATGCTCTATCTGTAAAACCCTCAACTGCTGCTACTGGAGACGGCGTAAAAATTGATAGTAGTGTTACCCCCGAGAGGATCAATGCACTGGGGTCTATTAGAGATGATGCTGTCAAGAAACTAGAAGCGATAAGAGATAAGGCACAACGCGAGGAAGAGGGTGATATTGTCCCTGTTTACTCGGAGAAAGTAATCATACAAAAGGTTACACAGACGATAAATACATCAGGTAGCACTAAAGCTGTGTATACCAAACCTTCGCCTCTTCTCACTAAGTAATAGATGGCTAACACACCGACAGTTAAAGTCCAAAAGGCAAAACTTTATAAGATGATCTCTTATAAGGGCACTGTTGGTGGCAAGAAGTTTAGTGCCCTGACTGCTGCCGATGAGTTAAGTAAGATCGCTCAGGATCAGGATAAAGCATTTAAGAGTATCACCTCAGGTATGAATTCCTTAGGTGCATCCCTGAATGGCATTGCTCTCCAGATGGAGGCAATGACTCAAGCAATGAAAGATAGAGTCGCTTCTAAGATCAGAGGTGACAAGATTATTAAGAAGCAAGAGGATGCTGCTGATAAGGCAGAGGCAGATAGAGAGAAAAAGAAGACTGCTGAAGAGAAGCGTAGAGAGTTAAAGAAGAAGAGAGACGAGGCAGAAGATCAAAGCGAGAAGAAGAAAAAGAAGAAAGGATCTGAGGTAGTCCAGAATTTTAAGGAGGCGGCGAAATCTGCTTTCGGTGGATTCCTCGGTGCTATCGCTAGATTCTTAGGTGGTATCTTTAAGATCTTCCTTGTATTTGGTGCATTGGATTGGATCTCTAAGAATCCAGATAAGGTCCAGAAACTTGCCCAAGGACTCGCTGCTATTGGTAAGTTTGTCTGGAATATAACGTCATTCCTAGTGGGGTCGGCGTTTGATGGACTGGTCAAGTTTCTAGAGAATCCCATATCTCTGAAAGGGATAATTGGACTAGGACAGTTTCTACTGTCTGCTGCTCCTATATTCTTAGGGATTGCATTCCTTAAGAATCCACTAGCAACTGCAAAGACTGTTGGATGGGTCGTAACCAGTCTGATTAAAGGTATCCTAAACATTGGTAAGGCAGCGAGAGCTGGTGCCAAGGTTAGGAAGTTTATGGGCACCAAACTCGGTAAGGGTTTGATTGCTGGTGGTCTTGGTGTTAGTGCATTCTTAGGTGAGAAAGGTGCTGGTGCTAGTAATGCAGAGGCAGTCGGCGCTGGTGTAGGCACCGCTGGTGGTGCTCTGGTTGGTGAAGCTATTGGTAGTAAGCTCGGTGGTCCCCTTGGTGGGATGATCGGTGGTGCTGCTGGTGCTTTTGTTGGTGGTAAGGCAGGTAAAGCAATCGGTGGGTTTATGGAACCCATCTTCAAACCAATCGGCAGATTCTTCAGCATGATTGGTGATGTCTTTAAGCAGGTCATGGCACCTATTAAGGACAGTCTGAGTGGTTTCTTTGAGATCCTTGGCAAAGTAATGACTCAGGTGCTTGATTTCATCGAGCCCCACTTACCAATGATCAGTAAGTTGGTGGGTATTGGTATTGAGGTTGCATTTGCACCCCTATTCATGGGTATTAAAGCACTGACTGCAGTGCTGAAATTCTTTGCACCTAAGACTGACGAGGTAGATAAGGAGAAGAGTAAGTCAGGTAAGGCAGCAGGTGGAAGATTCCAGACTGCTAAGATGGTTAAACCTCAGATGGCATCTGGTGGGACATTTAACCTGCAAGATGAGATGGCAAAGCAACTTCGTAAGACTGCGAAGTTAGCTAAAGCTTTCGGTCAGTTGATGCTACTCCCATTCAAAGCACTGGGTGTTGGTATTATGACTGCTATTGGTGGTATTGGTAAGGTATTCGGAGCATTCCTTCCTGCACCTATTAGAAACATGCTGGGTGCAATGATTGCACCTCTTGCTAAGATCTTTGGTGTATCAACTTCTGTTATTGGTGGAAGTGCTGCCAATAAGGAGGACATGAAGGGTGGGGATAAAGGTAAGACAGATAAGGATCCAGCAATCACCTGGGAGGAAAAACTTCTAGAGGCAATCGCTGGCGATCATGGCACCATCTCACTGATTGGTAAACTATTCAGCGCGATCCTGGATCACCCCATTATGAAGGGTGTGAAGGCAGTGGCAGGCGGTATATTCAGTGGCGTTGGGCGTTTGTTTGGATTCGCCGCAGGTGGTCAGGTGCCACAGGCAGCGATGGGTGGATGGATCTCTGGACCTATGTCTGGTTATCCTGTGTCACTGGATGGTGGTGCTACCACAGCATTCATTGGTCATGGCACTGAGTGGGTCGGTATGAAGGGATTTGCAGGTGGTGGTGCATTTGTTGTGCCATTTGACACTCCTGCAACAAGAGGCAATCCTGGTCTCACATCACAAAGAATGGGCGAAGCAATGCGTGGAGGTTATACTATGCCATTCAGTAGAGGTGGTAATCTTCCTAAGTTTGCTGCTGGCGGTAAGTTTGATCCTAAGGCATATGCAAAAGATTCTTTCCAAGCAAGTAGAGTTGTCCTAAATGATAAGTCATATTATGTGACCTATGATATTGCTGGAGAAGGTGCTGATCCACGTACAGTCACCATCAAGAGCATGTCCAAGAGGACTAAGGCGGCTAACCTAATTGGTCAAGGAGAAGAGAGAGTTGGTGTTAAACCAGATTCTCCAGAATTCAAAGCAGTGATGTCATCTGGTGGATTGAAACAGGATATTGCTAGTAGACATAAGTATGGAGGTGGACCACGGAATCGGAACGCTAAAGCAGCAAACATTGGAGAGATAAAAATCCATCCACAGGCAATGCTGGCATACAGATATAACAAGTCTTACCAAGATAATTATGCATCTTGGAAATCTCAGCCAGGTATCAGTGATGAGCAAGCACGACATTATGCTTCCCATGCTGCCCTGAATTTGGCAGAGGTTAGTGCGGATGGAAAATCAACTACAACTGCAACCACTCGTGGAGAGGAGAATTTAATTGTCAATGAAGAAGGTCAGACTGCAGATGAGTTGACACCACCTCCTGCTAGCAGTGATGATTCTAAGGAGAAGAAGAAAAAAGAGACTGTTGACGAGAAGATCAAGAGACTATTTGGTAAAGATGGTGCTCTAAGGACTGGTCTTAAGGAGATGGGTAAAGCTCTGAGCACTTCTGAGACTACCAATCAAAATGGCACGAAGGTTGATGATGCAGCACAAGCTAAGACTGAATCTAAGCTAGATAACTTAAAAGCATTGACTGCCCAACGTGCTGCAGCAATGCAACCTATCGTCATGGAGAAAGAAGCAGCACCCATTATGGGCGGTGGTGAGAGTGAAATTATCATCCCTGGATCGGATAAGAATGATGCTGACGACTTCTTAATGCCTAAATTCGGTGTGCTCACTGAGTTTAATTCCACTCTTAGTAACTTAATGTAATGGCAGATAACAAGTCTAGAGAATTTCAGTGTAAAAAGATTACTCTTACCACACTGAAAGATAAAGAATTTGATATGAAAGACATGGTGGTGGAATTCAAATACTATGAATCCATTGAGGCACCATTCACTCGTATTGAGTTTGCAATAATGGACTCTATTGATTTCAACCTGAATCTACAGGGTGGTGAGAAGGTTGATGTACACCTAAAAACTCTAGCAGCAGATGATAAGGGTGATCTTAAGATGGAGTTTAAGGTCTATAAGATTGGTGACATTATTAAATCTGAGAGAGGACAGTTATATAAACTCTTCTGCTGTGCTCCTGAGATGTATAACAATGAGTTGAATAAAGTCTTCAAAGCATTTGGTCCTATCGATGAAGGTGGGTCTAAAGATGTTGAGAATATACCTAAACATGTAGTCAAGAAATATCTGAAAGCACCTAACAAAAGAATCAAGGAAGAAAACTTTGAGGATCATTCTAGAGTTATTGTTGTGTCCCCTAACTGGAGACCTGTAGACCTTATCTCTTACGTTTCTGACAAGGTTACTAGGACAACCACAGGAAAGGGTAAGGCAAAACAGTCTGGATTTTTATTCTTCGAGAATCAAAGAGGGTATAACTTTAAGTCTATTGACATGCTTTGTGAGCAGGGTGTTGAGTTTACATATACATACAAACAGCAGGGTCAATTAGAAGAGGATGATCCTGGTTACTATAATATTGAATCTATTCAATATCCTGATAAGGCAAACCACCTCAGACACATGAGGTTAGGCACATATAAAACTGTTACCACAGGTATTTGTGTGCCAATACCTACGCTGAATAATGCCACACAGTCAGGTACTAGTAGCGATAAGAAGTCTGCACCATCTGGCACAGTATATCCTGCTAGAGAAACAGCATTCGATTCCATCTTCGGAAGAGCTAGTAAACTGGAGTCTAATCCACCCTTCGATATGCCTGAGGAGGTCGAGGGGGAGGGTGCATCTCCTACTAGACAGAAAATGCGTGTCATACCAGCACTTGCACACCAGCAAGGAGATTCAGGTAAACCGACAGGAGATCCTGACAATGGCACTCAAGCATTTGATACTTTAGCAGTTGCAGAATATGCAGCGGCTAGATATAATTTAATGAAAGCAATTCAATTAACCATCACTGTACCTGGAAACGCTGCACTTTGTGCAGGAGACCTAGTTAAACTAATTATTCCTGGATCTAGAGAAGAAGGTCGTAGAGTCTCTAGAGATAGAAAGTTTAGTGGGAAGTATCTTGTTGCTGCCCATACATTTTCTTATACCAAGAAAGGATGCACATCCGAATTGCTTTTAATACGAGATTCAATTCCTAAAAAGTAACCTATGGAAAACATCGAAGCACATATCCAGAAGGATAAAGAAATTCTGGATAATCCTAACACAAATCCTCAAATGCGTCGTCACATTGAAGGCGAATTGCATGATTTGGAAGAGTATGCTGATCACCATAAGAAGGAGATCGAAGCGGGCGACCATCACGATCCTACATATCTTGAGCTCTACTGTGATCAAAACCCATCAGAGCCCGAGTGTCTAGTCTACGAGGATTGACAAACCTACAATAAATTATTATAATAACCATGTAAGGGTTGAGATGAATAACTTTGAAGAGCTCTTGTACGGGCATTATCGAAACAAACTGCAGGCGCAGTCTAACCCATCACAATGGCCACAGATAGATATCAGGATTTGGCAGACTTCATCTGGAGTCTTTGAATCCAAGTCCTG